ATGCGCGTGAAGCCCGCCCGCTCGCGCGACGCCGGCAACACGATGCTGTCGAAGGAATTCGCGGGCGGAATCCTGATCATGACCGGCGCGAACTCGGCCGTTGGCCTGCGATCGACGCCGGCGCGATACATCTTCCTCGACGAGGTGGATGCCTATCCAGCTTCGGCCGACGAGGAAGGCGATCCGGTCACTCTGGCTGAGGCCCGGTCGCTGACCTTCGCGCATCGGCGCAAGGTGCTGCTGGTCTCGACGCCGACCATCCGGGGGCTGAGCCGGATCGAGCGCGAGTTCGAGGCGAGCGATCAGCGCCGGTTCTTCGTGCCGTGCCTGCATTGCGGCCATCGGCAATGGCTCAAGTTCGAACGGCTGCGCTGGCAGAAAGGCCGCCCGGAGACGGCGGAGTATCATTGCGAGGGCTGCGAGACGCCCATCGCGGAACACCACAAGACGGCAATGCTGGAGGGCGGCGAATGGCGGGCGACCGCCGTTGCCGCCGATCCGACCACCATCGGCTTTCACCTGTCGGCGCTCTATTCGCCGGTGGGCTGGCTGAGCTGGGAGCGGATCGCGCGCAGCTGGGAGGCGGCCCAGGGGTCGGACGAAGCGATCAAGGCATTCCGCAACACGATCCTCGGCGAGACTTGGGTCGAAACCGGCGAAGCGCCAGACTGGCAGCGGCTCTATGACCGTCGCGAGCGCTGGAAATCCGGCATGGTCCCTGCGGGCGGGTTGTTCCTGACTGCCGGGGCCGATGTCCAGAAGGACCGGATCGAGGTCGATGTCTGGGCTTGGGGTCGCGGGCTCGAAAGCTGGCTCGTCGATCATGTCGTGATCGAGGGCGGGCCCGACCGGCATGAGGCTTGGGGCGACCTGACGGCGCTACTTGATCGGTCCTGGCCGCACGAACGTGGCGCGCATCTGCGCATCGCGCGGCTCGCCATCGACACCGGCTACGAGGCCCCGGCGGTCTATTCCTGGTCGCGGGCGCAGGGGTTTGCGCAGGTGTCGCCAGTGAAAGGCGTCGAAGGGTTCAACCGTTCGAGCCCGGTGTCGGGGCCGACCTTCGTGGATGCGACCGAGGCCGGTAAGCGACTGCGCCGCGGAGCCCGGCTCTGGACCGTGGCGGTGTCGACCTTCAAGGCCGAGACCTACCGCTTCCTGCGGCTGGAACGACCGACCGAGGAGGATCTGGCCGACGGCGCCGCGTTCCCGCCCGGGTCCGTGCATCTGCCGCACTGGGTCGAGAATGAATGGCTGAAGCAGTTCGTGGCCGAACAGCTGGTGACCGTGCGCACCAAGCGCGGCTTCGCGCGGCTCGAATGGCAGAAGCTGCGCGAGCGGAACGAAGCGCTGGATTGCCGGGTCTATGCCCGAGCCGCCGCCTGGATCGCGGGCGCGGATCGCTGGACCGACGAGAAATGGCAAGACCTCGAGGATCAGCTCGGGGTTACGAATGCGCCCGCCGATCCGGCGGGGCAGATCAACAGGCAAAGGCCCGCGCCGCAAACCAAGCGGCGATCGGACTGGCTCGGGCGTCGTGAAGGATGGTTCTGATGGCAGATTGGACGGAAAGCGAGCTGTCTGCCCTGCGCCGCGCCTATGCCAGCGGCACGACCCGGGTCAGCTATGACGGCAAGTCCGTCGATTACGGTTCTGCCGCGGATCTTCTGGCGCGCATCCGCACCATCGAACGCGCCATCGCGGGAACGGTGCGGCCTCTGCCGGTGGCAGGGCTTGCGGGCTTCTCGCGCGGGGACCGCTGATGTCGGCGAACTGGTTCGATCACGCCATCGCCACGTTGGCCCCGCGCATGGCGGCCCGCCGCGTGATGGCCCGCCAGGCCTTCGAGACCCTGACGCGCGGCTATGACGGCGCCGCGCGCGGGCGGCGGACGGATGGCTGGCGCGCGCCGGGATCCTCGGCCGACACCGAGATCGGCATTGCCGGCGCGTTGCTGCGCGACAGGATGCGCGATCTCGTGCGCAACAACCCGCATGCGGCCAAGGCCGTCGCGGTGCTGGTGAACAACATCATCGGCGCGGGCATCATGCCGCGCGCTGCGAGTGGCGATGACAAGCTGGACCGCAAGGTCGATGCCCTGTTCGAGCGCTGGACGGAGGATTGCGACGCTGATGGCCAGCTCGACTTCTACGGGCTGCAGACGCTGATCTGCCGCGAAATGGTCGAGGCAGGCGAGGTCCTGGTGCGTCGCAGGCTGCGCCGCGCCGCGGACGGTTTGCCGGTGCCGCTGCAATTGCAGGTGCTGGAGGCCGACTTCCTCGACGCCACGAAATCCGGCGCCATCGGCGCGGGCCGGCTGGTGCAGGGGATCGAGTTCGACCCGGTCGGCAGGCGCCGGGCCTACTGGCTCCATGCCGAACATCCGGGCGACGCTTATGGGGCTTTGCAGAACGGCCTGCAGAGCCGCCCGGTGCCTGCGACCGAGATCGCCCATGTCTACGAGAAGCAGCGCACGCAGGCACGCGGCGTTCCCTGGGGCGCGCCAGTGATCCGGTCCTTGCGCGATCTCGACGATTACGAGGTGGCCGAGCTGGTCCGCAAGAAGACCGAGGCCTGCGTCACCGCCATCGTCTTCGGCGACGACGAGGCGCAGCAGGGCATCGCGCCGTCCGTGGTCGACGCCGACGGCAACCGGGTCGAGCAGTTCGAACCGGGACTGATCGCCTATGCCCGCGGCGGCAAGGACATCCGCTTCAACCAGCCCTCCGCCACCGGCGGCTATGGCGAATACAAGCGGGCCAGCCTGCACACGATTTCGGCCGGATTCCGGGTGCCCTACGAGCTGCTGACCGGCGATCTCAGCCAGGTCAACTATTCCTCGATCCGGGCGGGTCTGGTCGAGTTCCGCCGCCAGATCGACGCCGTGCAGTGGCAGCTCTTCATCCCGATGTTCTGCGCCCCCGTCTGGCGCTGGTTCACGGAGGCGGCGTGGGCGGCAGGCCAGATCCCGACACCGGATGTGCCTGTCGAATGGTCGCCGCCGAAGTTCGAGGCCGTCGACCCGCAGAAGGACGCGATGGCGAACCTGCTGTCGATCCGCTCCGGCACCATGACGCTGGCCGAAGTGATCGCGCGGCAGGGCCGCAATCCCGACGCCGTTCTGGCCGAGATCGCGGCGACCAACGCCAAGCTCGACGCGCTGGGGCTGGTGCTCGACAGCGACCCGCGCCGCGTCACCAAGACCGGCAGCGCGCAATCAAATGATCCGACTGCCGACGGTGACACGCCTCCGGCCCCCAACGACTGACCTTCAGGATTTTTCCATGGACACGATGATCGAACTGCCGGCCATGCGCCGGGTGGCGGAGCTTGCGCCGAACACAGCCGATGGAGATGCCCGCACCGTCGAGGTTGTCTGGTCGGCTGGCGCACGCATTCGCCGCGCGACCTTCTTCGGCGAGCCTTATGACGAGGAGCTGAGCCTCGACCCGGCGCACGTCCGGCTCGAACGGCTGAACGCCGGGGCGCCTTTCCTGAAGGTGCACGAACTGACCGAGCTCGACGCGGTGATCGGCTCGGTCGTGCCGGGATCGGCCCGCATCGAGAACGGCCGGGGTATCGCGCTGGTGCGCATGTCCGAGCGTACCGATGTCGAGCCGATCTGGCGCGACATCCAGGCCGGGCACATCCGCGCGGTCTCCATCGGCTACCAGGTTCAGCGCTTCGAGGTCTCCAAGCCCGAGGGCGGCCGCGAGCTGTGGCGTGCCGTCGACTGGACCCCATTCGAGGTTTCCGCCGTGGCGGTCGGCGCCGATCCGGCGGCCGGCTTCCGAAACCAATCCCCGCTTCACGACTGCGTCCTTCACCGCCGGGACGCCCCTTCCACCATGAAAGGACCCATCCCGATGCCCGACCAGACCAAGACCCCGGCGAGCGAACCCGTGACCGCCACCGCCACCAACCAGCCGACCGAGCCGGTCGCGACCGAGGAGACCACGCCGATGACGGAACCGAAGGATCGCGCCAGCGAGACCCGCTCCCAGCCGAAGGCGTCGAATCCCGAGGCGACGCCCGCAGTGACGGAGAACGCTGACGCAATGGTCAGCCGGGCCCGCGACGCCGAGCGCGAGCGTGTCTCGACCATCTACGATCTGGCGGGCCGCCTGAACCTTGAGCGCGGCTTCGCCGAGGATCTGGTCAAGCGCGGTGTCAGCATCGGCGAGTCCCGCCGCCTGATCCTCGATCAGGTCGCCGCGAAGTCGGACGAGACCCGCACCTTCAGCCATGTCTCGATCCCGCTCGGCGGCCATGACGAGCGCATCACACGCCGCGACGCGGTGGCCAACGCGCTGTTGCACCGCTACAGCCCGACGCTGTTCCAGTTGGAGGACGGCGCACGCCAGTATCGCGGTATGTCGCTCCTGGAACTCGCCCGCGAAAGCCTCGGCAACGCTGGTGTGAACACGCGCGGCCTGTCGCGCGACGAGGTGGCGACCCGGTCGCTGCATTCGACCTCGGACTTCCCCGAGATCCTCTCGGCGGTGACCAACAAGACCCTGCGGCAGGCCTACGAGGCCTATCCCCGGACCTTCATGCTGTTCTGCCGCCAGGTGCTTGCGACCGACTTCAAGGCCATGCACCGGGTCCAGCTCGGCGAAGCCCCGCAGCTTCTGGAAGTCGGCGAAAGCGGCGAGTTCAAGCGCGGCACGCTCGGCGAGTCCAAGGAGAGCTACAAGGTCAAGACCTATGGCCGGGTGGTCGCCATCACCCGCCAGACGCTGATCAACGACGATCTCGACGCCTTCACCCGCATCCCGGCGATGTACGGCAACTCCATCGCGCAGCTGGAGTCGGACGTCGTCTGGGGCATCATCACCGCCAACCCGGCGATGGCCGACGGCAACGCGCTGTTCCACACCGCCCACAAGAACCTGGCGGGCACCGGTGCGGCGCTGGCTGTCGAGGCGGTGGGCACCGCCCGCGCCGCCATGGCCAAGCAGACGGGTCTCGACAAGAAGACGGTCCTGAACGTCCGGCCTGCCTTCCTGATCGTGCCTGCCTCGCTGGAACTGAAGGCCGAGCAGCTGGTGGCGCAAAACCTCGTCCCCGCCGCGACGTCCAGCGTGGTGCCGCAGTCGATCCGCACGCTCGCACCGATCAGCGAGCCCCGGCTCGATGCGGCCAGCGAGACGGCCTGGTACCTGGCAGCCAGCCCGAACCAGATCGACACCATCGAGTACGCCTATCTGGAAGGCCAGCAGGGTGCGTACATCGAGACGCGCAACGGCTTCGACGTCGACGGCGTCGAGATCAAGTGCCGCCTCGACTTCGGCGCCAAGGCCATCGACTGGCGCGGCCTCTACAAAAATCCTGGGGCATAGGATCGGCTGACCGCAATGACGATCGCTGATCGACAGGGTGCGATGCCGATCCCCGGCTTCCCCGGATACCACATCGACCGGGTTGGTCGGGTCTGGAGCGCGCATCGCAAGGGCAGGATCCCACGTGGTGCGCGTTCGCAATGGCTGGATCGCCACCAGTGGACACTGCGCCAGCCGTGGCGTGACCCCGAAGGCTATCTGCACCACACGCTGGTCCGCGATGGCGAAGGCAGCCGCCAGCGGATCGCCCTGCACATCCTGGTCGCGACCACGTTCCTCGGCCCGCGACCGGAGGGACTGGTCGTCGCCCATCTCGACGGCGACAAGGCCAACAACCGGGTCGCAAATCTCGCCTATGTCACGCAGCGCGAGAACATCGAACACAAGCGCGACCACGGCACGATGCCCTGCGGCGACCGCTCGCATCTCTCGCGCCTGACCGATCACCAATGCAGCCGGATGCTCGACTGTCTCGGAGCGGGCTTCTCCCGCCGCGAGGTTGCCGGGGCGTTCGGGGTCACCGTCTCACATGTCGCGGCCCTGAAAACAGGCCGCATCCGAAAGCACCTGACCAACCAGCGCACCTGAGAAAGGATCCTCCCCATGAAAAACTACGTCCAGCCCGGCAACACCATCACCCTGACCGCGCCTTATGCCGTCGCCTCCGGCGATGGCCTGCTCGTCGGCTCTGTCTTTGGGGTCGCCGCCGGGGATGCCGCCAATGGTGAGACCGTCGAAACCGTGCTCGTCGGCGTGTTTGATCTGAAGAAGGTCGCCTCGCAGGCTTGGTCAACGGGCGACAAGATCTACTGGGACAACACCAACAAGGAGGCCACCAAGACGGCCACCGCGAACACGCTGATCGGCGTGGCGACCGAAGCCGTTGCTGGCGTTGCGGGTGACGTGATTGGACGGGTCCGGCTCAACGGCAGCTTCTGATGTCTGCGATCGCCGTCGCCCTGGAGGTGCTGTTCAACGATCCCAACATCGCGCGCTCGGCCACCTACCGCCCGGGCGGGATTGGCGACGGCGCGCCGCTCCGGATCTTTGCCAGGCGTCCGGATCAGGTGATCGACTTCGGGGAGACCCGGGTGCATTCCGAGACGTCGCTGGTCGACGTGCTGGACGCCTCCATCGGCCAACCGCGACCCGGCGATACCATTGAAATCGACGGCCAGACGCTGGTCGTGCAGGGAGAGCCGGTACGCGATCCCGAACGGCTGATCTGGACCCTGGAGGTCCGGCCGCAGTGATGGCGAACCGGATACTCCCGGGCTTTGCCGCCCTCGGCGAAGCTGTCCGCCGTGACCTGGAGGCCGAGGCTAGCCGCATCGTCAGGGCGATCGAGGCCGGCGTCGGCGATGCCGGCGAGGGCCTGAAGCAGGATCTGCGCAAGCAGGTTCTGACGGCGGGCCTCGGAGTTCGTCTCGCGCGGGCCTGGCGGTCGCGGACGTACCCGAACAAGGGCATCGATGCGGCGAGCCTGGTCTGGTCGAAGGCGCCCCACATCGTGCGGGTGTTCGACCAGGGGACGGTGATCAAGAGCCGCAACGGCTTGTGGCTTGCCATTCCGACGCCCGCCGCGCCGAAGCGGGGCGTTGGCGGCAAGCGCATCGATCCATCAAACTTTCCCGAGCACCGGTTCGGCCCGCTGCGGTTCGTCTACCGGCGCGGCCGGCCGTCGCTCCTGGTGGTCGACGGCGTCCGAGTCAACGCATCGACCGGCCGGGTCGGGCGCCGCTCCAAGGGTGGTGCCAATACAAAATCCGGCCGGATGAAGGCCGGCATGTCCACGGTCGTGATGTTCCTGCTTGTGCCGCAGGTCCGCATGCCGAAACGCCTCGATGTCGAGCGCGCTGCAGCAAAATGGACCCGGGC